ATTTTCAATGCTTGGATTGTCCAGCACCCTTACTGCTTTTGCTATCTCTCCAAAAGACCCCCACGCAATGCTCCTCGGCTCTCCTTTACCAGTCATATACAAACCAAGCTTATCTCCTTCTGGGGAATAGATATTGTAAGACCTTGGGTTGTAGGTCTCATCGAACATTCTTATGAATATCGCCCTTTCAACTGGGTCTTGTATATCAGAAAGCCTCATTCCTTTTATTCGATTGAGGGCGCCGAGGTGGTCTGCCTTACCTTCTAATTTTGCATATGCAGTCCTGACCATATCGCTATCAAACACATGGTCTGCCCTGTTCGTGTAAATATCTAACACTCTTTCGCCAAGGCCGACATTTTGATACCAGTCTTTCTGTGGAGACATGGATGCGATAACACCGGCAACCGCCTCATTGTTTACGCCATATGTAGAGGCAAGCTCATTTGTCTTCCTGTTTGCCCCATCGTACCACTGAGCCGACCTCTGTCTTATCTCTGGTGGCATTTGGTTATATAGGAATTGCAGATTAGATACTGAGTGTTCTTTCATTGCATTTATAACTTCGTCGGGAGACGAGGACGCACCTTGGTAGTTTGGATAGCGAGACATGGTCTCTGCTATTTTTTGCGTTTGGCTTGGGTCAGTTTTAAGGGCATTTATGTCTGCCGACAAAAACTCTGTTATTGGGTTCTCCCTAGCATTAACTGCTGTCGGAAATCTCTCTGATATTACTCGCCCCTCTAATAAATTAGGCTGTGGCGGTTGCATCCTAATTGCTTGCGACATCTCTGCTGGTACGGTTGATGGCACAGTATCGACATTCCTCAAGCCCCTAAGCGCCGACTTTCCAGCTTGAGCCATCATGTCTCCCGCTATCGGAAGAACGCCCAGCATGGTTGCCCCGCCAGCAATAGCAGCGTTGCCATAGTTGCCAGCGCCAAGTTCTCGACGCACATCGCCAACACCTGCCGCCTCGCTAATGCCAGGCACAAAGTCTACGGAGCCAGATAGAAGATCAGCCATGCCAGCCCTGTATCGCTGCGTAGGAGTGCCGCCCATCTCTCGGCCTCCTATAAGCTCGTTGATGCCCGATCTCACCGTTTCCCTGAATGCAGGGTTAAACGGATTGTAGGAGCGTACAACAGGCTCTGCTGACTGCGTTGGTATCTGTCTGAGTGCTGATGAGTTGCTGGGCTGCGCTTGAGCCTGCGGGCGATAAACGGGTCTGGTAAAAAAGTCCTGCATGGCCTTGGATTTATAGCCCATAGAGAGGTCTACCGCAGACTGCTCATCCGGCATGGGGATATACTCGCCGGTCTTTATAGCGTAATCCATTGCATCGTACAGTGGCATTGCTTCTAGCTTGCCGCCTCGATTCACTATCTTAGGGAACACATACCAGTTGCCTTTATCGTCCACCTCAGCCGCCATCTGATGACTGGCCGTACTATCGCCCTCCCAAGGGATGCCAGCAGGAGCGATACCAGGGTTGAGTATCCTGTTTACGAAATCCTTGTCTTTGTTCTGTCTAAGCAGATCAATATACGGAGTTTCCTGATTCTCTTGCTGCGGCCTCGGTTGGAATATATCGCGCAGTGCTGACTGTGGTTGTGCCATGCTCAATCCTCCCCGTATTCTTCTTCTTCTTTTGGCTCCCAAGCCTGACACACTCGCAGGTTATGGCAGACGAACTCGAACTTCTTGCAGTAGCCTCGACCGCCGCCGTCAGCGTCATAGTCATCCTCTGGTACTACTTCAATGTATTCCAGCTTCTCTGGTGAGTTGTTGAAGTATTCGCAGTTGCCACACATCTGCCTGCGAGCCTCTACTGGCTTTACGCTCCACGCCTTAGCCATCATGCGATAGTAGTCAGTATTGTCGCTTGTGGTCTCTTCAGGGCCGAACTTCCAGTTCTCGATGACGTTGGCCCGATTCTCTCGGTTGATCTTTGCAGTGAAGGGTTCTTCCTGCTGGATGATAATGGTCATGCCTTCGAGTGGATTCATATCTGGCCCCTGAATGGATTCAATGCGCTGACGATCTTCAGTTGGTTATCAATCTGCTTGCCTTGAGTATCAACGGTATCCTTCTCGATACTGGCCCCAGCCTGTTGAGCTTTGATCTGCGTGTTCATTCTCTGAGTTTGTGCGTTGAAGACATCCAGTTGCTGAGTGGCCTGATCTGCTTGCATCTGCATCTGGACCTTCTGCGCTTCCAACTGAATCTTGGCGGTCTCAAGCTGAAGCCTTTGAACCTCGACCTGTGCTCTCATCTGTTCTGCTTGAGCTTTAGCCATCTCAGCCTGAGCTAATACCATCGCCGGGTCTTGCTGCTGCTCCTGACCCTGTGCGCTCTGGGCCATCTGAGCCTTCTCTTCCTCGGTCAATTGGGTCTGTGGGATAAGACCCTGAGCCATCATCTGCAACCGCTTGCGCTCGCCGATCTGACTGGCTGCACTGGTAGGGATAGCGTTGAGCAGGATGTCACCGGCCATGCCAATGATTGACGGATCGACCTTGGCAATCTCAATGATGGTCTCGATAGTCTCCTGCTGACGATTCCTGAACGATGGCCCTGCTCGGCAAGAAACGCTGTACTGGCCCTTGGTCAGGTCATTCAGGGTAACAATCTCACCCGTCTGTTGATCAATGATCGGCTCGTTCAATACCTGCATCTCGCTACTGCCATCCTCGTACAGCAGTCTGACTGTGCGCTGGGCATCGTAGACCTTGGGAATAGCCTTGACCAGAATGTCGCCAGTGGCAGCAATAGCAGCTTCCAGTGCTCGGAAATACTTGATGGTCCCGTTGTCGCCTTTGGATTGCAGGCTCTCGATAGCCACGCCTGACTGTAGGCCAGGGTTGTCTCCCATGCTTGCTGCAAACATCCCAGCAGTCTGGCCTATGATCTGGCGCATGGACTCGGAGATTGTGCGAAGCCCTGGGTTAACTTGCGCCCCACCTTGCTGCATTGGAGCGCCAGGCATCTCAGGATCGACGTTGTAGAACTGAACTGGGTCTGAGTTCGTGTTGAGCGTAGCCAGTGCGTCCTCATGTCCAGCCGCTTGCGTCAGCGTCATCCAGTACTTGGCTCTCGGAGCCAGAGCGCCTTCCTCGATCTCGCGTGACAAGGAGTAATTCAGGACGCGCTGCGGATCAAGCAGCTTCTCGACGACACCCCAATAGATTGTCTTGTTCTCGACGATCTTGAAGTTGCCGTACAGTGGGACGATAGGAATACGGTCGAATATGGTTTCTTCCTCATCCTCCAGCCATGCGGTCTGGTCAAAGAAACGTGAATAGACTTTGGTCTTGTAAGCCTTGCGAGTCCTGACCTCCTCAATGCCAAGCAGTGTCAGCTCGTCCTTCACCTTCTTGAAGTCGTCATCAATAGAGTAGACAGCGCCGTTAGACATCAGCACCAGCTCACAGGCTTCTTGACTGACGTAGAACAACTGACCTACAACGATCACCTGACCCTTGTCATAGTATGCGTCACCCTCTCTGTCGATGGAGACGGACGCTTGAGAGCCTTCAGGGTATCGCTTGACGTATTCCTGAACTGACATAGCATGAAGCAGGAAGGCGTACTGGGCGTCTGACTTGTCTTGCAGATAAGAGGCAGGGTCGAACCAGACTCTATCAATAAAGTTAGCTACAGGCTCGATCACCAGGTCTTGATCAAATGACTGTGGATCGCTGTACTTGTGGCTAATCATCCAGCCATCGTAGCCGGTGGTCACCATGCCTCGACCGGCATTGACGTAGATGTCCTTCGCCCTAGAGATCGACTCGATGTTACGCACCAAGCCATCAATGACCATCGCAGTCTCTTTAGACGCTGGGCCTGACATCGGAGATACTTTGATGTCGAAGTCTGCCAGCTCTATCGAAGCAGTCACTTGATCGATGATGGGATTGACCTGGTCGAAGCTGTACCGAGGCTTGCCGACATTGTTAGTCCACCAATAGGGTTCCCACTGGCCGTCTCGCTTATCGACAAAGAGGTGCGCTTCTCGCGCTTTCTCACGGTTATCGTGATCAGCCTCTTGTGCCGACGACATCAAATTGAGCACTGACTGAAGGCTATCGAAGTCAATGGTGTAGTCGCTGTTGTCTGATCCGTACTTAGCCATCAATTCCACCCCTTAAACTTAATTTGCTTGACCGCCTCTAACTTAGGTTTCGGTCGGTACATTGCCATCATCAGCGCATCAGCCATGTTTGGGCTGGGTATCTCGTAAGGCTTCTTCGCCATTTCAATCTTGGACATGATCTGTATCTTGCCGGTATTCGTTCGCTTCAGAGGTATTCTGCAAACCTCAGACCGGAGCTGGTCGATCTTGTCGATCTTGGAGGACAGGGAGATCATCTCATCAGGGTTGACGTACTGGCCCTTCGTCACCGCCCGGTAAGTAGCCTCAAACCTGTCTCTGAGTCGCCAATAGTATTGCGCTCGCTTGTTGGCAAACGTCTCTCGATTAGACTTGGCTCGCTGAGTTCCACCATCAGAGTATGGAACGTCTGCATCCTCTGGCGACTCTGATCCCTTGTACATGACGTAATCAATCTTCTTGTTCTCCAGCGCAGCGTCTACTTGTCGTTTGAGACTTACTCCCAAGCCGTCACAGTCCCACACAAAGTAATCTGCTCTGTCGGCCAGCGCAAGATCAAGCGCCCAGTCCATGCCGTCTGCTGACTCGCCTGTGACCTTCTCAGAGACGTTCAGGACTACGTTGCCATGCCTGACTGCGTAGCCCTTGGAGTCGCCTCCAGTGTCGCTAGGATCGTGGCTAGCAATAATAGCGCCTTCAGCCTTCCACCCCATCTTGATGTGAGAGTCTATCGCAGCCTCAAACCAATCCACCGGGATAATGGTGTCCTCTACTTCGTCGTAGAACTCGCCCAGCCAGATGTGACGGTAAAGAGCTGTGGACAGATTGGCCTGGTCATATGCTCTCTCCTGCTCTAGCACTGGCGGGAAGAACGGGTTGTCATTGAAGTTGATCCAGATGATTAAGTGCATATCATCTTCGTAGAACCCGTCTGACCTAAGCTGCTTCTCGAACGGCTTGATGAACCTCTGGCTGAACGGGTCAGCAATTGACCGCGGGTTGGCCGTCATCCAGATTTCAGAGTCATCTGATCTCAGTGTAGGCGTCAGAGCCTTCAGACTGTCTTGGCTGATTGTCTGTGCCTCCTCCACCCAGAACCGCTTGAACCCGTACATCGACTTGATGCCTTCTGGGTTCCTTGCTAGTCCTCTGAACTTGAAAGCGTCATCACCTTTGAACTGGATCGAGTTAGCTTGGATGGTGAACCCTTTGAGCTTCAGCCTGTCGATCTCACCTGACAGCAGAGAGAGAACCGAGTCATCCATTGTGATCTGGTACTCTCTGAAGCAGGCTGTCTTGATGCCCTTGGTCTGGGCATCCATCAAACAAATGTCACCTACCGACTGGCTCTTGCCTGATCCTCTGCCGCCTATAAGGATTTTGAATCGCTTGGGCGTAGTGATCAATGCTCTCAGCTTTGCCGGTAGCGTCATCTCAGGCATTGACTAGCCTCACGGTCCAGTCATGTTCTATCGGACCACCGTTCTCACCCATGTGTTCCTGCTGCACTCTCTCTGAGTACCCGTGTTTGGTCAGTATCAGCTTGGCAATCGTTGGATTCAGGTCACCTGTTAAACTGCCGTTGAGCAGCTTTCTCTCTTGTGCTCTTAGACACTTAGCAACAATGTCAGAAAACTCTTTCTTGTTAGGGTCATCGCTCCAGTCGTATATGGTCTCGCGTGAAATATCTAGCTCAATAGCAAGTCCCGCCATTTGAGGTATAACGTCACCGCAAGCAAGATAGCCGCCGTCCACATAGGCTTTTGCCTTGGATAAGATTTCATCGTTGTACTTAGTCGGTCTGCCGCCTGGCATTACTCATACCTCGCTGGCTTTGGCTTCTTTGCCATCGACAGAGCAATGGCGATAGCCTGCTTCTGAGGCTTGCCTGACTTCATCTCAGCCTTGATGTTGGCCGACACAGTCTTCTTGCTTGACCCTTTCTTCATTGGCATAGAGCCTCCTATTGGTTTCTTGATGATACCACAGACGATGAGGCGAGTGAAATTGTAGACGAATTGCAGGATATTTCGCACTTACTACTTGCAACACCGTATAGAAAGAGTATTATCTACACATGGCCGCAATTCAGCGGGGGCAAAAGGGAAACAAGATGATAATTCAAGCAGAAACATTTCAAGCAGTAGAAATTAATGCCGCCGGATACACTAAAGGAACTGTCGAAGTTTGCTTCGGCAAAGATACAAAAGCAGTACCAGCTTTAAAATTCCGCGACAGAATAATTGCACAAGGTTTTGGTGGTCGCTACCAGACAAGTGCAAAAGTATGGCCCGCAGTAATAGTGCTTGATGTAAAAACCGGCCATGAATATGCAAACTTTGGCCGCGATGATAGATCAGGCAGATTTAACAAACTTCGCGGAATTTTTCTTCTCTAACCAACCACGGCCAAGGACGGCCATCAACTAAAGAGTGATGAGCATGGCATCC